CCCGTGCAGGTCGGCCCGAGCCCCTCCCTTCCCCTCGAGCCACAGCGCGTGATCTTCAAGGATCTTCTGTAGTTCGTCGGCATTCATCGCTGCGCCTCCAGGAGCGCAATGGCCGCATCCTCGTATTGAGAGTCGCCCCACTCGGACGCCAGGTAGCGAGCAGCGCGCAACTCGATCAGAGCGAGTTCGATATCTCCCGTGGTGGCGGCGGCGATTGCCAGCGCCCAGGACTGAGCGGCAGAATCGGCGTCCACCTTGGCCCTCTCGTGCGATTCCACAATCAGGTCGCCTTCAGGCGATAGGCAGGTCCAGACGCAGGTATCCCAGGTAGCCATGGAGTTGTCCTGGAGTTCGGTGATCTTGGCGATCGTGGCTTTTTGGTCGGTCATCTTTGGTTCTCTTGTTGCTTCGCGGCGACTTGCTGTGCCTCCTTACCCAGAGCCACACGCATGTCGGCACCGCTCAGCCAGAGCGCGTGGTTTTCAAAGATCTTTTGCAGTTCTGTGGCATTCATTGTTGTGTCTCCTTATCCATAGCCTCAATCGCCGCCTCGTGCTTCTTTTGTTCTTCGGTCATTATCTCTGTAGCCTATCAACTTGGATTACCGCTTTTGCACCATGCACACCTACTGTTACGAGTATTGCATGCAAGAATTAGGCAGTAGCCCCCTAATGAAAAATGTATAATTTGGCACTAGAGGAAAATGATTCATACACACGTTAGCGGCGGGCATTCAATCACTGTCGAAACAGAGAGTGATCTTACAGTAACGGACGATAGCGGTCTGATCATCCACGGACCTGCGACAGTCAGCTACGTTCAGAAGAACAGGCCGGGATCTTCTACTGACGACGTTGTGATGGGAACACATACTCTTCAGCCTGGGGACGCTGGTATTAGCTTCAGACAGATGAATGCTGGCGAGGCAAGACCTGGTTTCTGGAATGGCGTTGAAGGAAGAAGTGTCAACGCTGATGCGATCGCTTGTGTTAGCGTCCCCTGGCCAAAACAATCTGAAGAGGTCATGAGGCCGCCGGTTATCGGGTCAGCATCCAATCCGATTGTCGCATTCTTCAGATCTCTTCCAATCCTAAAATCGAACGTCGACATCTCCAAGCTGCCGTCGGAGATCGATCTTCCTCCTGAGTATGATGTCGAAAAGACGATCAAGAGATTTGAGAAGTTCAGTGGCGACGTATTCTCATACTGGTCGACCGACACCAGAACGCCAGACCTTCAACATCAAGGCTATGGAAGCTACTACGCATCTGACGTCTCAGATGCCCTTGTTGCCCTTTGCAGCAAGATTGGATTCGATCAGAAGATGAGACTCGCAGTTGCAATGGTCCAAAGAGGATTGGACCTTGCAGCGGCATTCATTGACGGAAGAGAAAACTGGATGGTTGACGGTGGCCATATGTTCGGAAGAACGCCTCTGGTGATTCTCTGTGGCTATCTGCTCAATTCTCAGAATATCATGAACCCTGCCGCTTTCGTAGGCACGAACTTGCTTGAGAGACATGCATGCTATCAAGGCCAGCCAGCAACCTTCTGGGGAGGGAACTATGGCTGGAAGAAGCACTGGGTTGATGCGAACTGGATGTTCAAAGACCCAAGCCGATGGACCGACTACGAAAAATGGGCGACGAAGGGGTATCTGCCGCACGTGATGGGCGCCGCTGTCGGAACCGTTCTCGCATTCAAGATGATGGGTCTCGAACACAATCTCGGAGATGCGTTCTGCGGAATGGTCACGAATTGGATGGATGGAATTGAAGAACATCATAACCAGAATTTGATTCAAAATGGTGTCAATCTCCCTTGGGGTGAAGACTACACCGTTTTCGGAATCAGAGGTATGTGCTCCAATTCTTGGAATGCCTACTTTCAAAAGACTGCTTAGCTGGTATAGGGTGGCGTGGGAGCAAGAGACGTAGAGGCGGCTCTTGCTTTGTCGAGTCGAGGTCGCGTTGTGGTTGGGCAAGTCACAACGCGACCTCATTTATTTGTGTCCGTAGCTCAGCAGGAAGAGCATCGGTCTTCTAAACCGAAAGTCGCTGGTTCGAGCCCAGCCGGACATACCATTCCGCAGAAATTGCACTTCTGCGTAGAAGAACTCGTATTTGCTAGCATGGCAATTATTCAGGATCTTCTTCCTAGGCACGCATACTTGTTGTATCGCTACCTCCTTAAAGATGGCGTTCTCGATGGGCATCGGCAGCACCTTAAGCACGATATAGAGAACATCATAGTTCCAGTCCATGTAGATGAAGACCCTTTGATTCAAGAGATAAATATCTCAAACCACGGGCACCCATTCCCAAAAGATTCAAAGTTCTACCATTACGTCTGGAATGGCAAAATCGATGAAGGTCATCGAGTAATGATCTTCAAAGGATACGTTGACAACCCGATCACACAATGAGCGCAGACAACAAAGAGGCGCGATTCAAAGAGTCGCTAGTCCGGAAACACCAGATGATCAGCCTTTTGCTCGATTGGGCGAACGTGCTTGAAAACTCTTGCTTGAAGTCGAAAGAAGAAGCGCGTGAATTAGCAGTTCAGGGGAAGCCTACTGATGCTGCTGGCGCGAACATCATCGCTAACAGCGTCTCAGAGATGTCGGATACAATCCGAGAGGTGTGCGAAGGGTATCATCAGATGCTCATCGAAATATACGGTCACGTCAATGGGCACACGCATGAGTAGTTCAATAGATGAAAAATATGGCACTTGGTGCAAGATCGAGTGCCCATTTTGCGATTACGAGATCGAAGATCTGTATGACTACGGTCTTGTTATTGAGCGAGATGAATCTTGTGAAGGCGACTCAATTAAGTGCGATTCATGCGAAAAAGAGTTTCTCATCAGATTTGGCTATGAGTATGACGTTCTTGTCGCCGAAGAGTTGCCAGAAGGATTCAAAAGCCCTTCTGCTCGCTTTGCAAAAATGAAAGAGGATTTAGATGAGAGATTCTCTCAGATGATTCTTGAAGTCATCAAGAAAGACGAGCAGGTCTTCATCGCATACATCAAAACAAGTCCAGAAAGCCGTATGATGAGCTGTATGATTGTTATCACACAAGAAGGAATAACGATCATTGGAGATTGGGTTCCAAAAACTCACGGAATCAATTCCGCTTTCGGCTACGGGCTCAATTGGTTTTCAAACCAATGCTATTCTGATTATCTCCGAGAGAAGTTCTGCGATATCGAGAGTTATAGCTATGATCACGCTCTTCTTTGCGCCATCCAGAAGTGTTTCAGCGACAGGATGCAAGAAAATAGAGAAGAATCAGTTGACTACATTCTTCAAAACGAAGACTCGTAAGCAGGAGTAACATGGTAAATAGAATCAAGCGTAATGCCGCCAGATGCACGATCTGCTCTACGGTAGTTGAAGTTACAGTTCAAGATCCTATTGGATCGTGTATTTGCGGCGCTTTGAAGGTTGCTGGCGGCCTCACTTACGCACGGCACTACGGAAAGCCGAAAGATATCGAATCTCTCGTCGAATACGAGCCGATTGTTGTGAACCAGGATTCTGATAGCGAACTTCTTTCTTGAGATGGTCAATTCAGTGAAAGATTCATTTATCGAAGTAAGGCTTAGCGGACCTGAGATGATCGCTCTTGAAAAAGTTCTCAGGGCTGGAAGAAGACTCCTTCCTGAAAAGATAAAGAGAACGATCAAATACCACTCTGACATCTTCACTCAAGAGATGATAGAAAGCCGCGTGGTCAAGATCACGCCTGGGGGATTTGAGCCTCAACCAGGAACGGCATTGATCAAGTTTTCAATCGCACGATTGAGAAAGATCTATATCGCTGCTGAAACTCTTCAAGAGAAAAGAGTGATTCTCAGTCGCCATCTCGATTCAGCTATCAAGAAACTGAAGAACCATGATAGATAAGCAACGAATCTTGAAGCTCCTTGAAGATATGAAGGATTCGATGCGACCATATCCGATGAACGCGAGGACTGCCGCCATTTCAACAATCTCAGATTTGATTGATGAGATTGGTGATAAACATCTTTTGAAGCTTGGAAATGTGCGTGCTGGCGACTTTTTGCAGCTGAATGGGAAGGGGTTCTTTCCAATTGGGCTTGATTGCACGCTATACGCTGAGTTTAAGCCAAATCCTGCTGAGAACGGCTAGAAGGCACCGAGATCGCCATATTGGCGCAGATAGTGGTATTGGTATGCTGTGCATGCAAAATGCCGAGATACGCCAACCTCAAAGGCTGTTTCTCATCATATATCGCTCTTCATATTGAAGATGTAGGAATTCGTGAAACTTGTATGCGTTAGCATGGCTGCTGCTAACTACGAGAGAAACGATTCAGGATCATCTAAAAACCATGCATCGATCACTCCGAGTGATTCGACTGTCTATGATCCTCGCCCAAGAGCGCTCAGAATTGGAGCTGCTGGGAATGTCGCTGTCAGGGACGTAGATGGAACTGACATCACATATGCGGTCTCCGCAGGTGAGGTCTTGGCGTTCAGCGCCTCGAGAGTTCTCGCGACAGGGACCACTGCAACAGGGATCGTTGGCTGGTGGTAGTCCCGATTGCAAAGTGGGTCACTAGAACCGGTCATCGATTTACAGATAGTGGTGACTCTCTTTCTCTAGACGTTCTCGCTGTAACGAACCACGTAGCGACCGGCAGCGGCGGAGAAGGTGGGATCGCCTCAGTAGTGTTCACAATCAACGATGTTGCGCAAGCTGCGATTACAACGCCATCGATCAGAACGCCAAATTACACTCAGACAGTCTCACCTATCACTGGGACGACAACCATGCCTTCAATCTTTGCCTACGGCATGGATCTGTTGGCATCAGACTATTCGAACGGAACGATTACGATCACATGTGTTGTAACTACCGCTGCCGGAAGCACAACAAGCCTTCCGACTCTGAAGGTCTACAACAACAAGACAACAGACACGAGGCCGAGTTCGAAAGTCATTTATGTGTCTCCGACTGGCAATGATTCAAACGACGGACTCACGTCCGGGAATCCCGTTCTAAATATCCAGAAGGGTTTTGACTTAGCTCACACTACTCGAAACCTCGGAGGAGCTGAAGTCGTTCTGCTTCCTGGCGTTCACAGTTGGAGCGGATACTCGTTCGGCATGTCGACTGATCTCCACACTGGGGATCACTGGTGGGTGACTCTAAGGGTCACTGATGGAGCGAGCATCACAAGACCTGGGGCAATAACTAGCAATGGCGATGTTTCATGGTCTGGAGGTGGGAGTGACGTCCTATACCTACGCCCAAACACTGGAGCTGGAGACGATGACACAGTTCGTCTTCTAGTCGTATTTGAAGGTGATGGCCCATCCCTAGTTCGTGGTGACATGTTCGTTTTCACGAATGCAGGTACTGATACCTATCTTCATGCTGAAGGAGGTAGCTTTGGCCACCCTGCGTGGTCTCTATCAAACAAGTGGTCTGTCAGATTCTCTGAAACGAAAGTTCGTTTGTTCAACCACGTTGCAAATGGCAATGCTGGTTTCGGTGAAATTGGTGCGACGAACGTTCACGTAAAGGGGACCGACAACGCATTCGTCGGACTCAGTTGGCTTCACGGGAATAGAATTACTGATTGGACCGGCATCTGCCATCAGTCAACAGGATATAACCCTTCAAACATGCTCTGTAGCTGTTTGATCGAATCTCAGAGATATGATCACACAGTTTCAGGTCTAATCGACTGCGAAGTCGATAGCGGTGTTGAAATCCAGGTTCTGGACGCAAACAACGTTAGAATTCAGCAGAGTGCAGGATCTGACGTAAATCCACTTGGTGATTACGGAAACCCGTCAGAGTCAATCGATCTCCCAGATCTTAGCGTCTACGGAGCTGAACTTGAACTTTCAGATCTGTGGGGGCTCACAATCTACAATGGGACGACTCCTCAATCAGGATCGACGGGTTTGCTGGTCACAGGAAGCGGGACGAATGGAACTGGCCCATACATTGATGTCGCATGGCCAACTCACGGATACGTCTCAACGTTTTCACTAGCAAGATGGCGCATCAGAACCACCAATAGGCTTCGTGATGATGGAGGAGGGAACCCATACCCGTTTGTTGATGCAGTGCATCCTGATGTTTGGCAGTTCTTCCTAGCGACGACAGACACGATCATAGCTGATGTCAGAGTTGAAGATTGTCAATCAACTCGAGTCTGGGCATCAAACAATGGTGCTATGACAAGAATGGCAATCGTCAACTGCGGAGATGGAAGCCTCGGAAACATCTCTGACCTCAGCCCTGTAAATGGGATGACGGATTGCCTGTTTCACTACTGTAGCTTTGGAGCAACGGCAGATTGGGGCAGTATCACCGCAACTGGAATCAATGAGGTTAGGAGATGCGTATTCCAGTCGATTGGAAATCTCCCAACTGGGGTAACGTTTGACGATAACCATTTCGTGAATCCTGCACAAGAAACTGGGACGAATTCAAGAACTGGTTCATTCTTCAATGCAGATCCAACGGTAAGCCCATTCAGTCTACAGCCGTTAGACGCGCAGCAAGGAACCGCTGCGGGATTAGAAATCCCGTTCCCATCTGAATTCACATATTTAGAGTCAGGTGGTGACGCTACTGCTGGCGTTTGGTCGAATGTCGCAAATGGCTCCTGGATCGCTTCAGCCGGTGGAAGCTCATCTTCAACAATCAATACTAAAATCGGCTTCGGATTAGGCTTCGGATTAGGTTTCTAGGAAGTTTAAGAACGTGGAAGCTATATCGTAGATAGCTGCATGTCAGAAAAGATCAAAAGTGGATTCGTCATCGTTCATTTCGAATCAGGTAAGAATGCCGTCCTCGAAAAGAGAGGAGAGGAATACTACTCTGCGAACGTCGATTGCATCGATGATGAGGCTTCGTCTTACAGGGCTCACATCGAATTAGAGAAGGTTGTTCTGATTGAAGAAATCAGCCAAAGGCGCGTGAATCACATCAAGCTGGTCACAAGCCAGCAGATCCAAGCTCAAGAGCTTGAAACTACTCTTCGACTCCAAAGTCTCATCGAACACGCTAAGAAGGCGGGTTTGATTCGAGGAAACGAAGAGAATCAAGAAGAGCCGATTCAACCAATCCCGCCAAAGACTGTTGTCAGCTCTTCTGAAAAGCCGAATATCGTCTCAGTTTCACCACCGAAGCGATGATTACGAGAGAGACTGCGGCAAGCTGCTTAGCTGAATACACTAAGTTTTCAAGCAAAGACAGAACTTACATTCTGCAGATGGTGGCTGAAGTCTACTCAGAAGAGCCGCACTTCTCAGCTTTCGTTATGAGCATTTTCAATAGCGGCACAAAGATCGATCCTCATCTTGCTGCAATCCTATGCCATTCGTTGTATCAAAGAATGAAGAAGGCGCAAGATCACTCCGAAAAGCTGAAAGGCGAAATTGGTCCGACTGAATAAAAAAGAGCAAGATCGCCTCGAGCTAAACGCAATCCGCAAATGCAGTGCGGATTGCTACTTCTTCAAGAATGGAGGCGAAGGATGCGCCTACTATAAGAAGAAGCAGGTCAAGCACGAAGAGACGTGCATGTATGACCTGATGCACCTGAAGAATTACGCTGACGCGTTCGCTGACGGTGATATGACATTCATCAAAGAAGATGCCTCGGGCATCACTTCGATGATTATGATGCAGATCCGTCGCATGCTAGAAGAGGTCAACATTGTTGGCGTGACGGTCAACGAGCCGATTCTTGATGCTAAGGGCAGCCCCGTCTGGATCCCAGACCCAGATAGGCCAGGAATTGACCCTCAGACGAATCGCAGGTTTATGACTGTCGCGATGCGCATCAAAGACCACCCGCTCATCGCTCGTTGCATCCAGCTTGCAAGAAGCATTGGCATCAACCTAAATGACTTCAAGTTGACTCCGAAGAGCGCGGAAGAGAAGAGAGCCGTCTCCGGTCACATCATTGCGGAGAACCCAGAAACTCTTGAAGCGGTCATCGCAGAGCGCAAGATCACTGAAGAGCGGTTTATGATTGCTGTGAGGTCTGGCGATAGACGCACCAAGGAAGACCCAGTCTACCAAAAGCTTCTAGCGGAAGGCGAAATCGTCGAGTAGATCTAGTATCAAGATAGCTCAACCTCATAATGAGTGTTAATGAGCAATATCCCTGATACTACCACACGATCTATTGCCGCTATCGCTGCCGAGACTGGCATCGAAACCGAAGTGGTGCGGCGATGCGTTGAAGGCTTTGTCAACAAGATCATTGCCGCCCTCAAAGCTGAGGTGCCGTTTGCTGTAGGTGGCTTATGCCGCTTCCACCACATCTACTCGAACAGGATCCGTCCCAGATATCAGGCGGAATTCTACGAGGATAAGATCTATCGAAGCGTTTCGATGAAGCTTTTCCCTGACGCTAACTCGAAATTGAACGGTTGGGTTCACGATCTCGGGATCAAGAATAACAGGAAGCAAGAGCTTCTTCGAATGAAGATCAAGCCAGAAGAGATCGAGAAGATCAGAAGGCGTAAGACCCTTCAAGATCAAAGAGAACTCGGATTTAGATCTGAACTCTTGTTTGAGGAGTCGCCAATCGGCGACAGCGATCTGGAGAAAGAGTTCAAACACGTCCCGACAGTAGAAGAGATTACGAGAAGGATTGGTATGAATCTAGACGGCTAATGGGATACCTCCCTTATGAAGCCGGTTCGAAATGTGAGTGGGGCGCATGTAAGAATGCCGTCACGAACCACGTTACGACTAGCGATGGTGCGGATTCAGCCTTTCTGTGCGGCTACCATAAGAAGGTCGCTCTAATCAACATTGAGAAATACGACAGAGTTCACTCTCCTGGTAACGATCGAGGGGCAGCTCACGGAAAAAGGCCAAATTCAAGAGTCGATCCACCAATGCCGAAAAGGATCGCTAAGTATCGCCCTGAAAACTTTTCTGAAGAAAAGTGGGAGCAAGATGCTGCGAAGTCTGCGGATAAAAATGCCAAGGAGCTCAAACAAGAAGAACCGAATACGAAGCTCGGTCAAGAAGCATCAAATAAGATCGCAAAACTCTTCCCGAAAATAAGCGACATCCCAAAACCGAGGTCAGAAAATTGAGAGTAAGATTAGGAGCGAAGGTAACTGGGAACTTCCGCAAGAGCGTTGAGCGAGAAATCAAGAAGTATCGAGGCGATCACTACTTGTGGCACAGGCATATCAGCGGAATCGAGCTGAATCCCCATCAAGTTGCCTGGATGAACGAGATGGATACAGTTGGCGACAGCCATATGCTGATTGGAAGTCGCCGTATCAGAAAGTCGTTCACGGTTGCTGCATACTTCTTAGAGGAGGCCGCCTGTCTCCGATACTCGGAGGTAAACGTCCACAGTCCAGCTCTAGAGCAGAGCAAGAGAAATCTCAGATACATGACCGATATGGTTATGAACAGTGAGATCTTGCTCGCATACATCGACAGCAGGCTTGGTGAAGGATTAGGGAAGGAGCATATCGAATTCATGAACAGAAGCCAGATCCAGGCAAAGGGTCAGGCTTCATCAGTTGACGGCTTAGGTGCGACTCACCAATGGCTTGAAGAGTTCGACGATATGGATTGGGAGCCCTTCCTAACCCGTATCTACCCAACTGGTTCACAGATCAAGGATGACCACGACTACGGGAGGCACCAAGGCTGCTGTCGTATCATCACTGGAACGATCAAGGGAATTGGGAACATCTACAACATCGAGCACCCCACTGCACTTGGAGAGAAGGGCGCAAGGATGAGATTCAACGTTCTGCCCAAGTTCAATTGCTTCACTCCTGATACGACTGTCTTAACTAGGAGCGGCCTTAGAAGAATTGATGAAATTCAAATTGATGATTCGGTTGTAGTTGAAGGCGGTCTCCAGAGACAGGTGAAGCAGGTTCATATTCATGACTATGATGATGATCTTGTTGTTGTGACGATGGCATACGGAAGCGGTTTGCCTATCCGCTGCACGCCAAATCATAAGTTTCTCACAAAGAGAGGTTGGGTTGAAGCTTCAGAGTTGAAACTTGGCGATGAAGTTGTCTGCAATGACGAACCAATTCAAACTAATGGTGAATCACTCTATGATGTTGATATTGAACTAGCGTATCTCACTGGACTTTATCTAGCCGATGGATGTCTTGGAGTTGGTTCAGATGGGGCGACTCAGTTCGTAAACTTCTCTTTCAATAAACTTGATCTAGAAGGCATCAGAAAAGCTAAAGATGCTATGACTTCTTCAGGTTTAGCATTTGCTGAAAATAGCAACGGGACAGCACATCAGATATGGACGACTACACCTTACTTCGGTGAACACGTTGAAGAGATCTGCGGAAGGTATTCACGCGGTAAATCCATCAATCCGATTGTAGAGAGTTGGAGTGATGAATTGAAAGCTTCATTCTTGAAGGGTTACTTCAATGGCGACGGCTGTGTGGTGAAAAATCGACACGGTAATAGGACGTGTATCAGTTCAAAGACAGTCAACAAGAACATCGCGATCGGAATCAGTAGACTCTTGATCCAGCTTGGCGTTAGAGCTACTGTCAATTCAGGAATAGCTAAGGAAAGCTTCATTGAAGGCCGATCATTGCCAGCCACCAGATACTGGAGAGTTCAAACAGAGAGAATTGAAACGATTGATGACATAGGCAGAGCGCCTATCGGGAAACAGGGTAGGAAGACTGGTGAAGTTGTGAAACTTCAAGTTGAGAAATATACAGGCAAGGTTTATGACCTTGGAGTTGATGAGATTCATAGCTACACGCTAGGTCATGCGAATGCTGTTGTAAGCAATTGCTGGCATGGCGTTGAGATGAAAATCATCCCAGAAAACGACATCTACCTCTTCCAGGGTATGTCGACCCCTCACCAGTTTGCTAGAACATATCTCGTTCTCTATGTTGAGTCAAGCGCGTTCTACCCAGACAGGTGGATCAGAAACTGTGTTGACAACGATTATGCGCCAATCGACGTCATCATTCAGCAAAACATCTTCTACAAGGCGCAAGGTGATGTCACAGTAGGGATTGACTGTGCTGGCGCTGGTTCAGGAGCTGATTCTAGTAACTGGAGTATCACGTTTACTGAAAAGATCGGCAACCAAGTCTTTTGGCTATACTCAGAAGAGTGGTCTGCAAACGAGAGACCGGACGTAGTTCTCGAGGGAATGAAGAGGCTATTTGCATTCTTCAGACCACGAGCAGGATTTGGCGACGCTTTTGATACGGCATTCTTATATGACCTGAATCGAATCCTATATGAGTCTTCTCTAACTCGAATCGACGTCAGAAGGTTCGAAAACAAGGCTGGCGGCAACGGATGGGACGAATGGTTCATCAAGCCATTGCGATTCACAGGTCCAACCAAGCACCTCATGCACGAGAGAATGCAGAAGTATATCTATGCATGCACTTTCAGATACCCAGCAATTGTAGAAGACGATTCTAGGTATGCTGTCCTCGACAAGCTCTTGAAGCAGTTTGGCAATATCAAAGCTGAAAGAAGTGGATCGGGATACAACAAGTATATGATGCTCAATTCACTTCTAGGTGACGACATCGTTGATAGCTGCATTGCAAGCATCTGGGCTCAAGAGGAAATCAGAACTCTTGTATTACCAGTTGGAGGCAGTGTCCCTCAAATGGAGTTCCGTGAACGTCCAGGATTCACACCCCTTGGTCCGAAGTTCTTGAACGATTACAGAAAGAACGCCCCCGGACATGACCAGTCAATCTTTGGCTTCCTGAAAGGCGACTAATGAAATTCAAGCCAACCGGATCAAGAGTCGCTGTCAGCGGTAAAGGTCAGAGAATTAGAATCTCAGAAAACGATGAATCGGTCCAAGAGACCTGGATCAGCGTTGGAGGTTCGTTCGATGTAAAGCCGATGCTTCGAAGCGTCGGACTGCCTCCATTCAAGATTCCGACTGCCGGTCGTAAGCAGTTGATCGACGAGGCGTATCGACTCTGGAAGTATGACCCTCTTGGTGGAAGTATCGTCAGAACGACGACTTTCTTCGTTCTAGGAAGAGGGGTCGTCTTTCAGTTCGATGACGAAAACGCACAGTTCTACGCCAAGAAGTTCTACAAGAAGAACAATCTTGAGATCAGACTCAGAGCTGCGAGCGATGAATCAACCGCATTCGGCGAAGTTTTCATCTGGCTCCGCCCAAAGTTCTCCGATGTCACGAAGGGCAACAAGACACTCTGGAGACTAGGGGACACGCAAGTCACATTCGTTCCACCAGATAACATCACGCACGTCGAAACAGCTGAAGACGACGTTGGCGATGTTCATAACTTCTTGATGGAATGGGAAGATGCGAGTATGATCGATCACTCTGATACGATCCCTCACATCAGCAAGTATGACTTTGATGGCCCAAACAGAAACATGGGCTGTATGATTCAACTGAAGTTGAATGCAGGAAACATTGACCCATTCGGGCACGGCGACTTGATTGCTGTGAAAGAGTGGCTCGACAACTACCAAGAGTATCTGCGCGATGGCGTCGTCATAAACAAGCTATACAGATCACCCGCCTACGATATTTCAATCGAAGACGGGACTGAAGACGAGGTGAATGCCGCCATCGCGCGTTATCGTGGCTGGAGCATTGGATCGAACCCAGTGCATAACTCGAGAGAAGTATGGAAGATTCTAGAGTTCACAGGTCCGAATTCAAGCAATGAAGAAGCTCGCCGCGCTCTTCTTCTTATTATTGCAGCCGGTGTTGGGTTTGCTGAGTTTATGCTTGCTGATGGAAGCAACTCGAACCTTGCGTCGTCGAAAAGCCAACAGCTCCCGGTAATCAAGAAGTTTGAAGATAGGCAAGACATGTGGGCGCACGTCTTGAACCAAATGCTTCAATTCGCACTACAAGCGAAAGCGACTATCAACCCTTCAAGTGGACTCACGATTGAGACAGATAGAGAAGGCGATCCAGAGGACTTTAAGGGTCGTGTTGACTTCCCAGGAATTGCTCAAGACAGAGATCTTGAAGTCGCTCAGACTAATAAGATTGCGATTGAAGACGGATACATGTCTCCGCGCACTGCGGCGGCGAGGCTCAATGTTGACTTCGATCGTGAAGTGGAACAAGAAAGAAACGACATCGAAAAGCTCAAAGAACTGCAAGATATGAAGGTCGATGCAGGTTTGATGAACGACCCTACGAAGCCCCCACCGGGTAAGGAGCCAGGGATGCCCGGCGATCCTAGCGATCCTGCCGCCACCAAAGCTGGCAAAGGTGGCCAAGCAGACATAAGGCCAAGGCGAGATAGAAGCAAAGAGAAGGGCGGGGCGAATGCCCCAGTTACAACATGATTGTTCAGGCTGGTGAATATACTTTCTACGAAGCGTATTTGACTTTTCACTTCAAAAGAGATAACGCATACGCCCCGTGGGAAACGATCGGATGCGCTCTTACATATGGCAGCTTCGCTGATGCCAGATACGTTCCTGAGTATGCCCACCTCAGAGATGAATTTAAGCGCGAAGCGAAGGAGGCTGGAGACCTAGCTAGCACATATGACTTCATGGACAATTGGCATCGGCTTCATCAAAACAACAACGATGTCGTTTCAAAAGTCATCAAATACTGCACTAATTGGCATGACATGTGGGGCATTCTGAGAAGGATTGCAGTCAACTACGTTGGCGTTAGAGATCTGAATAAGTTTGCGATGATTTCTGTTATGCTCAAGAGTCGCGACAAATACTTTCCGATTGTCTATCATGATACCAACAAAAAACGAGTTGAAATCGTCGCTGCTCTTAAAAAGGCGGGATACATCAAATGAGCGAAGAACAAAAAGTTGAAAGTTTTGATTTCGAACTTCAAAGCACTCAGATTTCTGAGTGTATTGATGCCGCCTGGGTTGGCGACAAGGTGGTATCACTCGAAGACGCAGAGATCGCTGAGATCACAAAAGACGATGAAAAGCCTTTCTACGTTGAGTTTGTCGGACTCTACGAAGGCATGAGCAACAACGAGAGGATTTACAGCAAAGAGGCAGTAAAGAGCTGCGTCGATGCAATGATCGGTGTGAACATGTATAAGGGCCACATCGAGCCGGGAAGCCAGAGCTGGAAGTATCGTGAGCCAGTTGGCAGAATTGTCTCCGCAAAGCTCGAGACCATCAAGGTTGATGGTAAGTCGGTGCTTGCAGCTAAGGGTAAGGCTTACATCACAGAGTCAGAGCCAAAGCTCAGATCTGACATCAAGAAGAAGATGGCTGGCAACGTCAGCATCCTTGGAAACGCTCGGATGGTTCGCGAATATGGCCAGTCGCACAAGACTGTGACCATGATGCACAAGCCGCTCAGCAGTGTCGACTTCTGCAATCCTGGCACTGGAGGCCTCAGTCAAGCCGGAGTGACGGCTGTTGTATCCGAGATGGACGCTAGAACAAGCGAACAAGAAACTCAAAAGGACCACAAGGAAACAAAAATGGGAAAGCTCACCAAGCCCGAGCTGCTCAAGGAATACAAGTCGGAAATTACCGAACTCGTTGGTGAGCAGATTGGCGAACAGATCTCCGAAATTGCATCTGCGAAGAAGGAGATCGCTCAACACAAGGAAGACTTCAAGGCAGAGAAGGAAACTCTGGTCGCTGAAGTGTCTGAGATGAAGAGCAAGAATGCTGAACTTGAGAAGCAACTCGCCGAACACAAGAAGCAGTTGGAGCAAGAGCGCGATGCTCGAATCAGTGCAGACATGAGCGTGTTTGCAACTGAGTGCGTTGCAGAGATGTCCAGTGTTGAAGGTGCTGACAAGAACGTCATCAAGCTCGCATCCAAGAGAGTCAAGCCTTCCATCGTCGAGGGCGACTTGGAGAAGAGCAAGGCGCAATTCCGCATCGACATGAATTCGGCTGTTGAAGAAGTTGCCGAAATGGCCAAGCTGTTCGGGAATGGCAAGACCCCTTCTGAAGAAGATGAGAAGCCGACCAGGAAGAGCGCCAACAACCCGAAGGCTGGCACGGGCAAGACAGATGTGACCAAGTTCATGTCTGCCGGTCTCGCAAAGGCTCACAAGGAACGCGTCGGCGTCTAATCGCAACACACATCTACTGCAAAGATTGAGGAATAAACAATGACCAAGTCCTATCGTCAAGAAGGAAAGTCGATCGAGATTAGCGGCCTTGCTGCTACGCTCGCAAGCGGCAGCATCTACCGCCGCACTGGCGGCTCGAGCGATTTGGCTCGAGCATGGATTGGCGTCGTAACCGATGAAATCATCGGAACGAGCGCTCAACAAACTACGCTTGATGGCAGACCGATTGTCATCGGTGATGGTGTCGCTGCTGAAGCCCAAACGGGTGAAGGCAAGGGTGAAATGATGGTCCAAGGCGTCTTCACGATGCTCTTGCCGACATCTGGAATGGTTGTCAATGACAGCGACCCGCTTTACATGCGAGTCGGTGATACGACAGCTCCAGGTTTTGTCGCTTCTGGCGTCACAAACAACGAAACTGCGATTGCTGGCTGGCCGAGAACCGCCATCAGTGGCGCATGTGTTGGATTCGCCGTTGGATCCAACTACACCGGACTCTCTGCCCCTTACGTTGGGCTGAACGTCGTGGATGTGAAACTTCTTGGTCTGCCTCTTCATGGGCTGGCCGCTTCGGCACCGGGCGTCTAATCTACGAGGCAAGAGGACAGAAAGATGGGAACAATTTTCAGTGACAACATCAACTTCCGTCGCGGCGAAATGGTCGTCGAGGAAGATGGTCAGATTCAAGAAATCATCACGACCTCTGACACGAAGCAGTTCTTCACCACTGCGGTGAACGAATTCTTCATGCAGACGGACGAGACTGCTGACACCCAGTGGCAGCAAATCTTCCGGGTCGTTCCTGGTCGCGGACACGGCGAGCTCTTCCCGTTCCGTCCGCCGACCGCTGTAACGACTGTGAGCGCCGCAACCGCACTCGCTGCTGAGGATGAGAATTCCAGTGGTATGCACGGCATCGTCTTCAATGAAGTCGGTGAAGGTGGCGAAATCAAGTTCAGCCGAGTGATCTCTGCTGAGAAGTATGTCCGCCACGTCAAGTATGCAACTGCAATCGGCTACTCGAACGAGTGGTTCTCCGATGGCCAGATGTCGCTTGTGGAGATGGTGACGGAAGACTTCCGTGAAGCTGCGAACGACAAGCTTGCTGCGATTCACTACGGTGCAATCGTTGCAGCCGTCAGCTCGGGCCTTTCGGCTAGCACTGCGCTGTCCGGCACTGGCACGAGCAACGTAGCCAAGGTGATCAACACGCTGAACTCGGTGACCACCACGATGCGTCGTGGGAAGCGCCGCCCAGGCATCCTGTTGGTCCCGCCAGAGTGCGAGAACACTGCACGTCTGGCCCTGAAGGCGGTTGGCGAAAGCGGTGATGGCAACCTCACTCGCAACGAGGCGACCGCTCGACTGGTTCCAGTCGTTTCGGAATACATCGCAAGCGGCACCGCTTACGTCATCGAGCCGAAGCGCCGCCTGATCAGCACCAACCGTCTGCCGCTGAGCTTGGGTAACTTCCAAGACCTGCTGCACGACAGCGAAGTGCTCGTTGGCAAGTTCCGTCGTGGCGTCCTAGTTGGCGAAGCCGCAGTCATTCACGCAGTGACCAGCTTCCCGACCACGGTCGTGTCGACCAACGACTTCTAGTCCAAGCGGCTAGATCGTTGGATTGCAAGCCTCGTATTTATGCGGGGCTTTTGCATGATCTATCAGTATGAATTTTGATTGCAGATCGTAGTCACTCTCAACAGCACAGAGAGAACGAATGGCAGAAAAAATCAAAATCTTGTTCATGTCCGATTACGCGGACACTGGTTTCGGAACCGTAGGCAAAGAGCTTTGCGCTCGACTTGCCGAGATGGGAATCTTTGAGGTTCACTATCTCGGATGGCACGCCAATCCGAACGATGTTCCATCAGCTAAAACGAATGGAATCATCCTTCACACGACTCAATTCTGGGATACGAACGACCAGTTCGCAAAGAATTCGTTCAACCCAATCGTTCAATCGATTCAACCGCAGGTTGTAATCACTCTTGGCGATCCATGGATGGTTGACCACGTTGACGCATGCCCAATTCGTGATTCATTTCAGTGGATTTCGTATACCCCGATTGATAGAGATGTCATCAGCATTCCTTGGCAAGTGCAGATGCGTAAGCCTGACTGCCTCGTTCTCTACAGCAAGTTCGGAATGGATGTGATTGAAGAATCGATTCCATTCAGAAATCCAAGACTTATTCTTCATGGGGTTGACAGGCAGACTTTCAAGCCGTGGTATCCTGAAGGAACAGACAAAGATACTCCGCTCAGTGAGGTTCAGGCAAGGAGAAAGCTGACTCTCGGACCGCAGTTTGCAGACAAGTTCATCGTTGGATTTGTCGGGAGAAACCAGATTCGAAAGAGCATCCCTTCCGTCTTCAAGGCATTCAAGGCATTCAACTGCTCAACTTGGATCGATCGCCAGAATGTGACAGACGCAGAGAAGGACACTCAATACACAGCAGAAGAGTTCTGCCGTGAAAAGCAATGCTTCAGATGCGACGTGTGCCCAGCATTCCAGCAGAGACCTGAAACGGTTGATTCTCTGATCTATCTCCACACCACTCGCGGCGATGGAAAGAGTGTGCATGATAGGCCCGGTATCGGCTGGCGTATCGACGAGCTTGGCCACAGATACGGCTTGCATGGTAGAGTTGCGATCACGCCTGGTCTCGACGCTGTCAAGGGGCTTCCAAGAGCTGCCCTAGCGCAGATCATGCAGTGCTTTGATGTGCATGCATTCCTTAGCCACAGCGAGGGCTACGGACTACCAATTGCGGAGACTCTCTCTTGTGGCGTGCCAACTCTTGTCACGAACTACAGCTCGATGCCTGAGCTTGTATCGGATGGTGGCGGCGTAGCAATCGACGTTAGAGCCTACGACACTTTCACTACGTGGGAGAACGAATGGGCGATTCCTGACATTGGCCACGCTGCTGATGAAATCAGTAAAATTCATGGCGATGAAGAGTATGCTACTCAGATGCGCAAGGAAGCTGCTGAGAATCCCTACACCCCAGATTGGCACATCGTGGCTCTAGAGTTCAGACGTCTCATTCTTGAGGCGGCAGGACAACGAGGATCGTAAAATGAATGAAGTCTCTCCCGGAAGCACGTCAAGTGAGTTCAAAATCGTAGCCCTCAACTATGTCGCTGGCATGTTTGTCATCGCTGCCGGGACTTGGCTTCAACACAAAGGGCATGATTCAACTGCCATGCTAACTCTCGGAACGACCCTGCTGCTTGGCAATGGGGTCGCCTATGGTGTGATGCGGACAAACGTCAAGAACACAGCCATGAAGTCTAGTGTTCAGATTCAAAAGAAAGAAATAACATCATGAAATGCTTTCACACGTTCCTTCTCTTGATGCTCCTCGCTAGCTGCATCACCCCTGACACCCAGCCTGTGATTGACGGGGTTCTCGAGTGGAAGAAGCTCGAAGACGCCGAGCTCCAGAAGCATAGAGATATCGCAGGAGTAGCGAAATTCTCTGAAGACCTGGTTCAGAATGCCGAGTATAAGGCTGCATACCAATCTCTGATTGATAAGCATGGGAGAGTCGTCGATGGAATTTCGAACGCTCTCATAAATTGGGCTCAAAGAGTTGGTGAGTTTGATGAAACGTATGCCAACAAGACTCTCGATCAGATGATCGACGTCTATCTCAAAATCAAAGAAGAGGTAGAGAAATGACTGAACCAATCGATTGGGACGAAGCTCCAGAGCCTATCGAAGTTGACTTGAACAAGATGAGTCAAAATGAGAGGCTAGAATTGTTGAAGTCTCATATTGATGAGAGCAATGCGAGAGAAATCGTAGTTCGAATCGATGGAAGCGCCGCTGACTACGAAACAAGCATCGCTAGAATCAATCAGATTGTAGGGATTCTTAGAGTTGGGTTCGGAACAGCTCTGAAGATCGCGCGTCTAGCATAGCGAGCCCATGGCGATCTTGTATCGCCATTGTGGCCACTACTGCACAAATCGAGAAGCTTAGACGGAAGATTCAGGATTACTACAATCCTCAAACGAACGTCGCTCTCACATCTGACGAGCAATCGTTTCAAGATGATGAACTAACTGACATCATCGATGACGCCGCCGCCGAAGTAACTGACGGCGCGTCTACTTTTGATCAACTTGATGCAAAGCATGAAGCTTGGATGATGCTTCTCGCTAGAGCTGATGCAATGCTGCAGATTGCACAAGATGAAGCTCGTCGGATCAAGTGGCAAACTGGGAATGAGATTCAAGACCCTACCAGTGTTGCGCCCAACCTTGTTGCAGTCGCTAAAACTCTTCAGCAAAGATACAAGGATGCTCGAGATAGGGCTCTCAAAGAAGAGATCGCTGGCATCGGAAGTAGGCCGACTGGTGGCAACATGCGGTTCAACACTAGCGTGAAGAGCTATTCAGAAAGGAACTTCAACAACGCAGCGGTTCGAAGAAACACCTCTCCTGATCACTAATGGCCGGATACAAACGAGCGCACCAAGTCTTGATGAATACCTCCATGGATATGGAGGGCTACAGGATGCGCCGTGACATGTTTGACGGAAATGAGACCGCCACCAAGATCAAGGTGATAGGTTTATCAAGAGGTTCAATCGATCCGTATACTGAAGAGATCATATCCCCAGCTTTCAGCTGGACTCCTATCTCAGGAATCCTTGGCACGATTCAAGAGCAAGATGAGTTGCTCGGGCTAATTGGCGGCAGACTGAAGATCGGAGATACGATGGTCACGTATCACTACGACACGATCAGCGGAGTGTTTCTACAGCAAGACATTGAAGACATCGAAATCTCAGCCACCGGTGTAAGTGGCCTTTATCATGTTGAGAGCTACAAGGTGAACTCTGTTGCGGGTAAGCCGATGTTCTTGAAGGTTGGACTCAAGTTGGATTCAAATGACTAAGATGACATTCGGATTCAAGAACCTCAACGGTTCAGGTTTTCAAATTAACCTTGTTCAAACGCCAACTGGCAGAATGCCAAGTGAAAGAACGATCAGAGGAATCAGGAACTTCACCATCAGAACGATGAACAAGTATGGTAGGAAGGCCCAGAAAGTAGCGAAAAAGCCTGGTCACTCTCCTTTCCTTACTGGCGCTCTTGTCAAGTCAATCAAATGGCAGAAGGCGAGAAACGGTGTAGTTCTTTCAAGAGGGATTGTCGGAAGACTCTCAGTAGGTGTCCCGTATGGCCGAATCCAAGAGTATGAGCACCCAACTCGATCACTATATCTCCAAAGGGCGATCGAGCAGGTTTACCCTGAATACCTCGAAGCGCTCAGAGATAGAAGGATCGTTGGCGATGTTCTATTCGCAAGAAGGAAATTCGCGTAATGGCTGACTACATCGTTGATTACGCAAGCAGGAGCCTCGCAGCGTTCCTTGAAAGAGAGGCTGGGTTTGCTGAATCATACATTATCAATCCTGATTTTGATTGGGATAAGAAGCCGGACCCTGATAACCCAAAGAAGAGAATCGGAAGATCTCTTCCGTATGCTGGTGTAATCCTTGTTCAGGATAGTGACCAGCCGTTCACGATGTCGGCGAATATACTTCGCCATAGGACAATTGACTATCACATCGTTATCCTTGGAACCACGTATTCAGAGATGGTTCAGAAGACTTCAAACATGAAGCAAGCTATCGTGTCCGCTGTGACACCGATAACGGGCGGGGTTGGTATTACCCTCTATGACTTTGCTGCCGCGAGCGGCTCATTCTACGCGCAGGCTGGCACAATGCAGGTAGAGCTTGCTGCGACCCAATACTTTGGAGCTGCAAGTCAAGAGGAAGAAGGGAACAGGAAATACAGGTCAATCACTCCGATTATGCTCTCGATGTTCAAAGACTCGACAGCGACCCTACTGGAGAACAAGGGGCGCATCAGTCTCACAGATTCTTAGCAGTAGTTGTATAGATTGGCAGCGGCAGTGAGAACAAACAGATGCAGGTGAACCAAGTATGGTAGCAAGACACCCAAACGGTCCTGAGGGTTATATCACGACCTTCAAAGACCTCGGAGCTTTCATCGCAATTTACGATGAAATTACGACAGGCAACACAGGAGTCCAGACGAAGCTTGTCGATGCAGTCGAGCAGATGGACTACGACTTCGGAACGGTTAAGTCGCTCTCGACGTTCATCAATAACATGGTGTCCCTGTCGAACAACATCACGACTGGGAAGACGAATCTAGTTAGTGCGGTCAGCAACTATTTGACGACGGTCACTTCTGTTGATATCAACACCACTGCAACTACTGCATCTGGCGTTATTGCAGATCTGATCTTCACGATGAACGGAGCGACGACTGGCGCCGCCCCTTCTGGTTTGGCCGTATTACTTGACGGGCATTTCTACACATTCTTCGATACCGAGTATGGCATCCAACTGCCATCGACTTCAGGATCGGTCATCCTCTCACAATCAGAATCAATGGATATGATCTCTGGAACGTTGCCATCGATTCGTCGTCAAATCCTCGACAGCTACGGAGACTAGGAAAGAACAATGGCAGGCATTCACGGAAAGAACGTATCCCTCAGAGTCAGCTCTTCAGAAACTGTTATTTCTGGTGTTGAACTTCTCGGAACGAATGGTGGCGCTTTTCAGATCGCTTCGACGAGCCAGAGAAACTGGCGATACGATCGCGACAATACTCTGATTCAATTCACAAATGGAGTTGGTCAAGGTTATCCTGACAGTGTCGATACCAGTATTGGAGTTCAGACTCGTCTGATCAACTACGCTGGTGGGGCTATCCATCTTGGACAATACCCAGCAGTCCACTCTGGCGTGTTCGCGATGGCTGTAAGCATGCAGCTTTCCCAGATCGGCAACCTTGTCGGCGACTCGAGAAACTTCAGCGTCAGCATCAGCAATGACACTGTTGACTCGACGGTAATCGGCGATTCTTGGAAGTCTTTCGAAGACGGAATTTCAGGATTCGAAGGAACGCTTGACGGTCTCGTTGTTGATGAGTTCTGGTATAAGAAGTCAGTCTCGACTCTCTCTGGTCTACTTCCGAGAACCGTTCTCAAGTTCCAGGTTGATCCGAAGGATCTGAACACCTACTACCAAGGAACTGTCATCTTCCCAAGCTTTGAACTCTCTGGCGGATACGATTCTGTTATCGAATACAGCGTTCCATTTCAAGGAAGGGGTCCGCTTGACTTGATCGATGCAGGCGCTCCATTCTTCAAGGTTCACGAAACAACCTAGTAGGGTAGCATGGCAATTGACGTTCCTGGCGTTTTCTATGTCGGTGACGCGCATGTCCAGGGTGGCGCTACTGGCGTCGCTGGGATCAATGCCGTCGTCAAAGAAGATCTAGACAATCTGACGCTAGGGATCTCTGCGACTCCAACGAGTAACCTCGTCTACCTTGCTGATAAGAAGGTAATGCAGGTTACCCCCCAGTCGATTTCGACTGGGGCGTCGATGTCTGTCGCTTCAGGAGCGCACATATGGTATGACTATGCGGCAATGAGTGGCGTTCCATTCAGAGTTGCATCAGCTACTACGACGAAGGTTACCCTTCCAGCGGCCGAAGCGATCTCTGGAATACATGCCGGTAAACTGTTGTCATTCATCAATAATGACAACTTGCTCTTTTCTGGAGTCTTCTTTGATCAAAGAGTTGTTTGCACAGGGAATACTGATCAAGTATTCTTCTACAACGCTGTCACGAACGCGCCAACCGTCGCCCAATCATTTTGGGCTGGCGAAGGGCTTTTCACTGACTACCATCCTGCTGCTGGTTATCTTCTAACAAGTGAGCTGATTGGCGGGATCGCAAAAAGGGGAGGCAGTTCTCCTCAACAAGGTGGGCACGGCGTCGGAGCTGATGCAACTATGGTTCCGGACTTTTTCAACAAAGTCTGGAATACAGCACCGTATTTTCACTTCTATAAATACGCCACCACGGTAGGAATCACAGCAGGTTGGTCTGACGCCGCCCCTAGTGCGAGAGCATCTCTTCTAACTGAGCTCGACAGAGTGACCGTAGCGGCAGCTGAAAGAGGAAATACAATCAAGTGGGAGGTTGCAATCATTGACTTTTCAATGACTGACCTTTCAACTGGCGGGGTTGGAGCTCTCTTCACATATCGCACAGATCTAGAAGAGATGATCGCTTGGCTTAGAAGCGCCTCCGGTCTAAACAATCCAGATTTGAAAATCATTCTGATCAATCACAGATCAGACATGTGGGCGACTACAGGTTCTCTCGGAGGTGTTCTCGGGGCTCCTCTATACAGGGGATATCACAGAGTTGTAGCTGGCGCTGACCCTAACGTTAGCATCGTCGACATGGAAGGGAAGAGAGTTGGCGCTCCAAACGATGGAGTGACAGCTGAGCACAAGTTCTACTCTCAATCTGAATACTTTTGGATGGGAGAAGAGATTGTTCGCACATACCAGAGAATGGCTCTCGGGACTCCTGATGACCAAACTGGTGGATTTCCGCTATACATGTATTTCGGTGACTCGATCGCTACTGGAGAAATCTTAGAGTCTTGGACTCTCAATTCAAACAGTCCCGATCTTTCAGGTGAGAACCCACCATCTCTTCTCAGATCTAGTAACCAGCTAATCTACAACAGGGGTAGCTCAGTTCTCGAAATCTACAAGCCGCATACAAACAGCAACACTTCTGGAAGCGGTTCGTCAACTGCAAGTTCGGAAATTTCAATCTTTGCTGAGCTCAGTAGAAAGCACCCGAATGGTTTCGGAATCATTAAGAGGGGTTCAGGAGGGTCTGCTCTTTATGGTTCATTCGCTCCATTCAGTGGCATTACAGGACTTGAGGTTGGAGGGACTTGGCTCTCCGCAAACAATGAGCACTACCCAGAGCTCCAGAATGATTACGCCGGTTGCTTGAGCTACATCAATTCAACGCTCGGTAAGCAAGCGGATTTGAGAGGGATCTTCGTATCGCTCGGCCATAACGATGCAGCATCTGGATATGGAAGTGAGTTCGCAAGCTCGCTCATCACTTTCTGCAACGATATTCAAAACGACTTCAATACAAGAACTGACGGAACGCTCTGCCCGATAATCTGGAGAAGACCTCAGGTTGGAGCTGGCGGTGTCGACATAAATGAAATCGCATACGTCAGAGGAGCGATTGAAAGCCTTTCGAATTCACAATACTGGTTCAAGTATGTAGACTGCGACGATCTTGAAAGAGATAATGTTGACAATCTTCACGAGACTCCAGAAACTGCTGTGGTTGTCGGAAGAAGAATGGTTGCCGCTCTGAGCGGAATCATATTTTAATTCGCTTTCAAATTGAAAGCTGTTCGTAAATGATCACATCATGGTGAATAAAATCCTCAGCAAGGCTGACATCTTCAAGCGTAAGGGCTTGTCACGCAGAACTGTTCACGTTCCAGAGTGGGGCGGTGACGTCGCATACAGAGCGATGTCGATGGTCGAAAGAAGAGAGTGCCGGAAGAAGAGCACGATGACCACTTCGGTAAATGGCGAAGAGAAGGTCGAAATCGATCACGAGAAGCTTGAGCTGTGGGCTATCATCACCTGCGTCCTTGATCCAGAGAATGAAAGCAAGTTGATGTTCGGTCCTGAAGACTTTGCAGTTCTTGAAAGCGAGATGGCCGCTGGTGGTATCAGCACTGTTTCACAAGCCATCTTGAAAGAGAGTGGCATGAGCGGTAACGCTTCCTTTCGAGCAGAAGAAGATACTCCTAGCGGATCCTGAGCTGTATCTCATGATGCAGATAGCAGCAGAGAAGAACTGCTGGCTATCTGATCTTGACGACGTCCCTTCTGAAGAGCTGATGATGTGGGCGGCCTACTATCAGATCGAAGAGGACAGAAGGAAGAAAAGAGAGAAGAAGGGGTCACCATGAGATCGGTAGCTTTCTGATCACTTGTATGTGATCGTAGCGACCGAACATGGCTGTAAACTTCGTAGTAGCAATGAGGCTGACTGAGCAAATCAGTCGACCTCTCAGAAGAGCTTCGTCATCTGCGAACCAGATGACTGCCGCAGCTCAAAGAATGTCTACTGAGCTACAAGCTGCAAACGCAGTGCTTGTAGGAACTGCCGCAGCATCGGTTGGCGCAGTCACAGCTCTATCACTTTCTGCTTCTAGCCTTGAAGACAGCTTAGCCCGTCTTTCAACTGTTACTAGATCAACAAGCGCGACTGTAGAAACGTCTCTTGCGAAAGCTGAGACAGCAGCAAGAGAATTCAGCTCACAATTCACAGCTACGGCTGGAGAATTTATTGACGCCCAGTTCCAAATCGCAACTTCTGGCGTTGATGTTGAACAGCAGATCTCTGCAACTGGTGCCGCATTCAAGCTAGCAAGAGCGACCGTTGGTGAGTTTACTCAGTCGGCACAGTTGCTCGGTAGCTTCTTGAATACGTTCGGAAAGTCGGCCGAATTCAACTACCTGCGCCCAGCGGAGAAAGTTGAAGCTATCACAGACCGCCTGACTACAGCGGTTCAGAGATTCCAAGTTACTCTACCAGTTCTGGCAGAGTCGTTCAAGTTTATCATTGGACCAGCCGCAGCGTTGAATCTAAACCTCGGTGAGGTTACCGCCGCGCTAGGTGTTCTGAACACTGCTGGTTTCCGTGGAACACTTGCAGGCACGGCGCTCTCTAACGTCTTCAACAAGATCGATAACGTTGTTGAAAAGCTGGACTTGAATCCCGATAAGTTCATTGACCTTAGCGGTAACCTCAAAGACCTCACATCATTCTTCGAGGAACTAAATAGAGCTCTCGCTGATAGCACACCTATTGAGAAACAAACAAAGCTCATCGGGGCTCTCGATATTCGTGCAGGACGTGTCATTAAGACTCTTCTCGATAACATCGATGCGTTGAAGCAGTTTAGAGGTGAGCTTGATATTTCAACTGGAGCGACTGATGCTCTCGCTAAGAAAGTTGAATCGACCACATCATCTCAATTCAAGAAGTTCTTCAATCAGATCCAGAACATTGCAACTATAATCGGCAATTCGCTGAATAAGACTCTTGGCCCGTTGGCTATGAAGTTGAACGAGGTAGCGAGAGGATTCGCTATTTGGTTGAAGAGCGCAGGACCTATCATTCCAACGACGCTTGCAGTTGTCGCTTCATTCTTGTCGCTTGCCGTTGCCGCTGGCGCTCTAAGGCTTATCTTCGGAACGCTCTTCGCCGGACTTGGTCAGCTTATTGCTCAATCAACAATCTGGGTCGTTGGGGTAGGCGCTCTAAGAATTGCTCTGACTCTAGTCACTGCAACGACCGCCTTGTTCCTGAGATCGATTCAAGCTGTCATAATCGCCCTAAGCGGAAACCTCGCCAGAGCTCTTCTCAACATCAACGTCGATTTTACGAGGTTCATCGATAAGATCGTAATCGCAACTCGCGCTCTAACAGCCTTTGTAGCTCGCGGTGTCGCAGCCGCAGTGGCACGTCTCGGACTTGTTGGCGCTGCGATAGTGGGAGTAACGGTTGCCGTCTCCGCGGCAGCAGTCGGCCTTGCATACCTTGCTGGAGAATTCGACGAAGTCGCAGACGCAACTAAGAATTCGTTCATCACACTTGATGAGCTTGATAGGAAGTATGGCAATACGATCAAGAGAACTGCTAGCGTTGTCGCAGAACTAAAAAGGCTCGGAACCACTCTCAGAGATAGTGTCAACATTCCTCTGAGAACAGATGAAGTTCTCGGCAAGCTACCTTTTGCTGATAAGGCAACGCAAGATCTCCGAAACGATTCAACGATCGGAAGAACAGGAGCAATTGAGAAGAGATTCAACGAAGTTGGATCTGTAGGAGTCATTGATCAAATTGCCGAGAAGATCGGACTGGCGAACGAAAAGAGCCAAGAATACGTCAAGAGATTCAATGAAATCAAAGCGGCTACAGATAGAACGTTCAGCAACGATACTGTCACCGATAAGGTCAACAACATCAAGTCTGCATTCGAGCAACTCGCCCTTAGTGGAGAATCAGCTCTAGTTGGAATTGCAAACGGGAATACTGAAGCTGCGAAGACGCTTGGAATTCTTCTCGATACCTTTGACAAGCTTGATAAAGCTGGTGAAAAACTAAGTAGCCAGCAGGCATATGACCTAAGACTTGAAGGATTTGATGCCGCTAAAGCTGGACTCGACCAACTCAGAGACTCGACACTACCTGCGGTCAAAAATATCGTCAGTTATCTCGACGAAGCGCAAAGCCTTGCCAAGAAGGTCAACTTTGATCAGGGAACCGATTTCAAGTTCGCTGAAAAGATAAAGGATGGATTCAAAGAGCTAGAGAACTTCCCACAAGACATAACCTCTTTCCTCAGAGTCGACGTTCAGATAAAGTCTATTGCTGAAACTCTTAAAGAGATCAACTTCATAACGGCAGAGCTTGAAACAAATACCAATGGAGTCAAGACTGCGATCGCACAAACTCAGAGTGGTATCAAGTCTTCAGTCAACGTCTACAAGAGAGTTGCTGCGGGAACTGAATCATACGCAAATGCTCAAAAGATTGCGACTCAAAGAGTCAAAGAGGCAGAGGACAGCTACGCGAAGATTGCTAATGCGATCGCTACAGCTTCTAGCTTCCTAGATACGAACAAGGGCAACGAGCTTATTGATAAGAGAAAGATCAAAGATCTACAGGATTTCGTTGATTCTGGTGAAGACATTAGAATTGGGTTGCAGTTCGATATCAACGAACAGAAGGCGATCATTGAGGCGAACAAGACATTCGCTCTCATCTCCGAGAGCACTGGGAAGCTCTCTCTAATCCAAGAATCAGATATCAAGTCGCTTGCATCTTCATTCGGAGAAACGATCAACCAGACTCTTTCTGGTTCGCTCAAGGGAGACCAGATCTTCACGTCACTCGCTGACAGCTTTAAGAAGAACTTCATTGGTCAGATCCAAGTTGGCATCTCACAGATTCTTGGATCGAAGTTCAATGATCAGTTAAGAACTGCAATCACTGTAGCCGAGCAGGTCACAAGAGACTTTGAGATTTCAGGAATTCTTGAACAGGGAATCCAAGACGGTTCACTAGGTAAGGCGATTGCTGATAAGCTCAATCAAGTAGCTCCTGATATTCAGAAGAAGTTTGGCGACATCTTCTCAATCTCTGGTGACAACAAACTTCAACAGACGTTCAAGGATATCTTCACTGATGCAAGCGTCTCACTCGTTACCGCTGGTGGCCAAAGTGCAGCGATCCTTGAGAGACTACAGGATGTTATCGGTCAAGGACCTGGCAAGGGCGCTCAGGAGCTCACTAAACAGGCTGGTGAGCTTAGATCTTTACTTCTGACTGCTAGCACGACTGGGGCAGGCGATGCAATTAGGCCAATCCAAGACGCGCTGTCAGCTACACTGAAGCAGCTACAAGGGATTGGTGAAACCTCAGGAGTCAGCAAGTTTGCAGCGAGTGCAGAAACGGTCAAAACAGCTCTAGATGAAGGAGCTAGCAACTTGTCGAACGTAGTCAACTCCTTGGCTACAGCAGGCAAGACGTTCTTTGAGACAGTAAAGTCAGGTTTCACTGATCTCTTTGGAGCGGACCTGTCAAATCTTTCTTCTGCTACTATCGACAGTCTCAGCGATGCGAAGAACAACCGAAAGATTGAAATTGATCTCGGCGATACAACATCAACTCTCTCTGTCAGCATTACTGGCACTGGAGGAGGGACAATCAATGGACAATATCTTGAAGAAGACGAAATCAGGTCGATCATTGAAGCTGCAAGAAAGCAGTTAGAGCAAGAAGTCGACTCAAAGTTGACTCGACTTGAAGATGAGATTCGAAACAGATGATCCGACTAAGATTCACAAACGGGACTCAATACGTTGACCTGAAATATGTCAGGAACGTTCAGTGGTCTTCTGAAGTTTCTGAAGACGCTCTTGTCAGCGGAACCACAAGAGTAGGAGCTAGGAAGCGCGTTGTTTCAATCAACGGATTCATCAACAACGCGAATTTCAGGAATAACATCCTTGCACAGCAGCGTCTCGAAACAGATCTCATTGCTGTAGGAACTGGAACGATCGAGTATGTCGGCGGCAACAACATCACCAATGTGAGGTTCAAGTCTCTTAAATTCAGCGAGTTTAGAGGTAACCCCATTGCGGAATTCTCTGTTGAGTTCGTCACAGAAGATTCAAACGTTCACGCGCACGAGCCCGTTGGCATCGGGTCTCTCACACTTTCTCCAGCCAACGGTTATGAGTATGTCACGGTCAGCGATAAGACGTCAACGCAAGGACCGGATGAGCAGCTCGTTAGCAACAGGAACAGAACCTTCACTATCAGCGGATCCTTCATAGGCTCTACACTTGCCGAGATCAACACTTCGCAGGCAGCCTTAGTCGCAGCCATTAGCGACGAAACAACGGTTGTGCTTACACTCTCGGCCGCAGTCAGCACGTTCGCTGGCAGCTATACGGTTCGGCCAGGAACTATCGATTTCGGAGTTCCTAGACTCAAAGATAACCAGACCGCTCGCAGCTTCACGTTTGAATGTAAGACGTTTGAAGACTACACCAAAGAGCCCTACACGCTCGGAGAGACACCCCAAGCTTTCGCAAACATTGAACTCGACGTTGTAGAGAGTGTTCAGCAAAAGAGGACCAACGACAAGTTGAACGCTGGGAACATCTACGCAATCACCGCTGAAGATCTCTCTGTAAGCGGAAAGAAATACTTTGCGACTTTTGAACTCTACACAGATTTCAGAGATACATTCAATCCAGTTCCAACGGGAGTTTATACGATCACGAGCACGACTGCGAACGTCTTAGAACTGCAAGAACTGACCACTGGAAAGTTCACAAGGGACGGGAACTATGCAGATGGAAGCAAGAGATACTCAGCTTCAATAAGCATGACGTTCAGATGGGATGTCGGAGTAGAGGGTAGGGTCATTGAGTATGACGCAAACTACTTCGGTCTCACTTGGTATAAGATTGAAAGTGCAAACTTTAGCTCGAGCGTTGATGAAAACGGTAACTCGGTAAGCAAAGGGGTCTCCGTTACTGGGAAGCTCATTGGAGCAGTGAACATCACCGCTGCAATCAATCTTCTTGGAACGAAAGTTGACTACAGTCCTGGCATTCCGAACACGTATGTGACTTCAGTCAATTTAGGTTCTGTCGAAACGCAGAACGTTGTTGGATCACAGCTCTTAATCTATTCGGTCACAATCACGGCGAAGCAGCTTGACAATGCAACTCAAGCTTCATACTTTATTCAGAGTCTCTTTAGACTCGATAGAGCTGGCTCTTCAAATGGTGGCACTATTCAGTTCGACAAAGTTAGCAGCCTAAACAAGTCGTTCTCCAATAGGTATGATCAGCAGCTTCTGAAGTTCGTGGTTACTAGCGTAAATCTCTCAGTGTCAGGTGAGATTTGGTCAGCTGACACTGGAACTGGGAGTCCTACGAATCCCAATAGGGCGATTGATCTATTTAATCAACTCGACGCTCTCATAAGCGCTGACTTGAGCACAAGGACCGCTCTGTCCGTCCCTGCTGGAGAAACACTTCCCGATAACGGCGATGTCCACTTCATCTTAACGAACTTCAGCCTCGGCGATTGGACTCCATTCACTAAGCAGAGCGGAGTAGGTGTTGGGACTAGGTATTGGAAGCAGACAATTTCATTGAGTGCGACCGCTGTATTTGACCTTAGTGGCGGCACTTCAACAACTCAACCTGATTTAGTTGAGACTACATCAAGAGTGTTTGAAGACGAAGCCCCGAAATATCAGCAACTCCAAGTAGTTGGTTTCGGAACCGTCTTCAAAAGAGTTGGAACGACCCCAGCCAAAGAAACCGCTACTAGTCAGAGACAGTATAGAGATCTTTCAACTTTGAACGCAGGTTCATTTCCTGCGGACCCATCTGGCCCAAGCAACTTCCCACCTTCGAAATCTGTAGTAACGAAGAGGTCAGAAGAGACTCGAGGCACATCAAAGAGAGTGGTCATTGAATGGTCAGCTACGGATAAGATCAGCTAATGACATCACACGATATCAGATTTGATAATGACCCTGATGAGATTCAGACAGAGTCATTCAAAGGAGTTCAGGGAAACTACTATGCTGAAGAGCTAGTAACTGGACCGAACCCAAGTGTCAAGTTTAGAAGGCTCGCTGAAGACAAAGATGTAGCTGAAATTACACTTGCAGATATCGCTTCGTCTGAAGCTGGCCAGACTGTAAGATTTGGCAGCAAGGGAGTTGAGGTCGAAGAGAAAGAATACGACGGTAGAGCTGAAGCTCAATACTATCGAATCAACTACGACTACAACACTGAAGAAGGATACATCTTCAACGGGCTTGTTGACGACAAGGTCTACAGGTCTCCTGAGAATACTGAGACTTGGGCTGGTTTGAGCTACGTTGATATCTTCAAAGATATCATTGATGTTCAAGTTCCAAATGCGAACTTTGCATTTGATGAATCAGAGTGGAACGCTGCCGCAGACGGAAGCGATCAATACGCTGGATCATTCAGCTTTAGAAATACGCCACTCCCATCTGCGATTGACCAGATCGTCAAGAAGCAAGGGAATATCCTTTGGTGGGTTGAGTGGAACGGAAGCAAGTGGGGACTCAAGTTTAAGAAGAGAGACCTCAGCCAGAGCGATCCTCAAATCGCAAACACCACTAGCCCATCTTCTGCAAATGTCATCGGACTTGAGATTCAAGGACCGGCAACCGACCAACAGATCACAGCTAAGATTCTTGATCAAGGAAGGGGTTACAAAGTTCAGGTTGGCGGCCCAGCTTGGCTGAACGGAAACAAGTCGCCGCCGTCAGCTCTTTGGGAGTCGGATGGAAAAACTGCCCCGCCAGTTAGAGTTCAACTCCCTGTAGTTGGAAGCCTTGTTGACAATGACAACATTCTCGGAGCTTGTGCGCAGGCTGCATGGGCGGCAGGGATCGCTCCTAGTGGATTCGTTCAGCAGGTAATCTACAAAGCGCTCGGCTGGAGCAGTGTTGAAGCCAGCATAGAAGATCTAACTGGCGATCCACAGCTTGCAGTCTTCAATAAGAAGAAGGCTGGGTTTCACTTCATTCCCCAAACAAATGAGCAGAAAGAGCCTATCAACATTGAGGTAGCTCTAAAGCTCGCCAACACGACATACCCTACGAGGTGGGGCCAGAATAGGAACCCGCCAGGAGCCGTAACTGGACTCAACGATACATTTCCTTCTGATCCTGAAGGCGCTTCGACTTCTGGTGGCGGAAAAAGATGGAGGATTGATAGCAATCTTCTCTCACATCCGAACCAGTCTTTCACGATCGAATACAGAAGATCAAGACCGCCATGGGTCGGAAGATACAAGTATTACGACACCAACGATCCTTCACAAGAATCAGAGTTCAACAAATACAAGTCGACAGAAGAAGCGAAGGCGGCAGCGCAAAACGGGAATCCTGACTCGACTGGTTCGGTTGTAGCGAACGCATACGTCAGTGTTCACGACTACGGTTCAGGGAAGAAGGCTGTTGCGACAATCCACTTCTATGAGTTGGAATACAGAGGGATTGAAAGCGCTAAGCTCGATACAAACGCATCAGCTCTAATCTTCAGAACCACCTCCTTCTTCTCATACGGAGACTGGAGTGCGCTAGGACGTGTGACTGGGGCTTCTCCATCAAGTGTGCCGGGAGTTGTCCAGTGGGTTAATGACAAGAACAAGTATGTTGGAGCAACTACTGACAACCCTCTTGTCAAAATCTTCATCAAGATTAGCGACGCTTTTGAGACAGAAGAGACAGTCGGTAGCTCTGAGTGGGGTCAGCAGTTTGTGTTCCACGGAGTCTACACACAGCCTATCCCTTCAAAGACTAACCCTGAAGGCGGTGGATCGCCGTTCTTTGTTGAGCAAGGTGAATACGAACAGCACAATATCGTATTCAACGGATCAAGGCAAACCGGCTACCCAGAACCAGAGAAAGAGCCAAGAGACGATTCTCAGAGGATGATTGATCGTGCGGCCATTGTAGCTGCACAAACTGATCCTAGAAAGAATCTGAAAGGGAGATATACGATCTTCCCAGGTGACTTGACGAATGTCAAGCTCGGGACTTTCACAAACGGAGGAATCATTGTCAAGATTCGCCACGACTTCATCCCATACTTTAGGACTCAATTCTATCTCGAGGGATCACCAGAGATCGATGAGCTAGAGGAGAAGGCAACTAAGACCGACATTGGTGAACTGAAGTCTTTGATTCAGATCGGCCAGGAGCAGATCAAACTATCAAAAGACAAGATCTCACAATCGAACAGCATCATTGGAGCCGACACTAAGACTGAATCAATTACTGCGACCCCTGGTCAGAATGGAAACGATCTCGGGAGTATTGATGCTGGCGTTCAAATCAAAGATGCGAATGATGATCCTGAAGACGTCACATACAGCAACAAGCCCGATCTAAGCGCGAGAGGTTTTGGTAAGAAGGCTGAGGTCTCTCTCCTCTACTCGCAGCTAGCTGACAGGTTCTTCAGCGACGGACTTGTTATTGATGATGATCCTGATCCGACTTCTTCAAAAAGGCCAAAGAACTTCAGTTCTGTTATCCTCAAATTCGATGACAAGAACAGTCCTGGTGAAGGGCAGAAGACCGGACACAGCCACAACATTATTGATCTCGTTCAGACCGATAGCACTGGCGGTATTGATGGAGGACCTAGATATAGAGTCTGTTTCAACGTCACAGACAAGGATGTCAACTCGCTAGATCTGAATACTATTGGCGGAGATAGAATTCAGTTCAGAGATTCAGAGCTTAACGGTAGCGCAAACGCTCTTACGAGAACAGGGAAGCTTGACTCTTACGTCACAGACGATCACTTCTTTGTCACTAGAGTTAGGGGATCTGATGGTCAGATCAATAGTTCACACCTAGGTCTCTCGAGAGAGAATACAGTTGGCGCGATTCCAGAATTCAATGACGGTGCCATCATGGGCATCGGAAAAGAGGTCGGTGCAACACTCAACTACACCTACGTTCTTGATCTTCACCTCGATCAAGAGACGACTGCGAACTACGCAACTGAATTCACTAACGCTGAGCCTGAGTATCTCGGAATCTACTTTGGTCCTGACCTAACATACCCAGACAATCAAACAGGAAGAAACAACCAGTTCAGACTAAGAACTTGGAATCTTCAAACGCCAGCAGACTCTCTAGTCTTTGATATCAGGACTGTTGCCGCTGGAGGATCAGGTGATTCTGAACTCATTCATGAGGTAAAAGCTCAGCTCGGAACTGCTATCACGCACAGGATTGCAGTCGGAAGCGACAGCTTCTTGAGTCAGCCCGGCCCTGCATACGACCCAGTCTTTGAACACTTGTGGTTCGTAACGGCAGCTCAGACAATCGCCGCTGGTCGAAGACAGGTCTCGATCTACCACGGTCTCCGTGACAGGCAGCTAGACGCAAATAAGAGACCTCATTTCAAAGTCGATCACAAAGACAGCTCAGTCACGAGCAACATCTATTTCACTCTCACTGAAGAGGCGCTTGTCGGTTCTGGAGGGAATACTCAACAGATGCCTAGCAGAGAGACTGCTAGGTTTGAAGTTCGGGCAGGCGGTCTCCTCCAGGTTACCGGAGATGATACCAATCAACTCTTCATCTACACTGACACAGGTCTTAGAGGGTTCGGCTTCCATCAGTTTATCGACCCTAACGTTCCAGCCGCCGACAAGTCGTTCAGGATCAATACTGACGGCCAATGGAAGAGAGTCGGAACTAATCTTACAGCTTCAGGTTCATCGATTGAGCTTAGAGATTCGAACAATCGAATCATTGATACTGTCGAAGCTATCGGAATCACTTGGCCCGGTGATCAAGTAGTTGATTTCATCGACCCTCTACTTCCTGCGAGGTCTTCAGGAACTGGAACAGCCACGACATACTCTTGGGCGAAAGAGATCGTTCACAAAGATGCTGACTGGAAGCTCTTAGGTATCAGCACAGGCGCTCCAGGAGCTACGTTCGGAACTTCACCTTGGAAGTATGTAAGACGTATCCTTGACGGGGATATGACGAGCAATGCAAATGGCTACACCACAATTGAATCTCTCGATGAAGGTCTGAGCGCATATGGAAGCGCTCACAACCAACTTGTCGCAAAGCTCTATGAGTTTGAGGAGTCGCTTGCTGTAATCGCAGGACAGATCTGGGGTGCAGAACCGTATGACCCGAATGGAGTCGCTCCTTCACTGAACTTCAATCGCAATATCAACTTCAAACTTGATAATGTCGATGGCGGACAAGACCTATCTCTTTGGCAGTTTATTGCCAATGACAACGGATTGCTTCTCGGTAGGAAGGCTGGCGCTCCAGGCATCACAAACGATCACGGAATTGAAATATCGCCTTCTACCGGGCACATCAAGCTCACATCTTCTCAAGATCCTTCACAGCCTCAAGCTCATCTTTCTCTCCGAGGTAGCACGGTCGCCTCACAGTGGAAGATTTCATGTGAAGGCAACAGCGACAAGTATGGTCTTCAAGCTGGCGATGGCTCTCCCCCAAGAGGGATCAACCAACTAGGCTCTACCGGAGACTCAAGAAGAATTCCTTTCTTCTTCAAGCTCGAAGGGCCTGCTGGAGGAACAGAGCCTCTTACGATGAAGTGGTATGATGTTGACGGAACTGATGATCCATCCCACTTAATCGGTCAAGAACAGGTTCTTATCGGTTCATCTTTCACAGTAATCTACGGAGGCCCATACCAGACCGGCGAAGGCTGGAGGCCAAGAGGCCCGATTACTGGTCCTAGAACAGCAGGAAGAAGAGGACCGCAAGGACCGCAAGGCCCTCAAGGCGACAAAGGCAAGAAGGGCGACAAGGGCGACAAGGGCGACAAGGGTGAAAAGGGTGACAAGGGTGACACAGGTGACACCGGACCAGCCGGACCAACTGGGGCGATCGGACCAACTGGGACTTGCACATGCCCGACTGTAGCTGGAACTGCCGGTGCCCCATGCTGCGTGACTTCCGTGCCAGCAGACCCACTCATGGGCCAAGCTCTCGGAAACAAGTATGTTGTCAGAGACAGTCTTGGGAATGAAGAGATTCTATTCCTGAACGATTTCATCGGAAGTTATGACCTCGATGATTCAAATGGCTTGTCCGCTACATCAAATCCAGAAAGAACTTTCGAGAGAATCACAAACGCAAATATCGTTGCGGCTGATGGTGCTACGCCAAACATGGTGGACGTCAGAGGGGATGAAGCTAGAGGCGTTCTTGAGGGTCAACAAGACCCTGTCTCGGCTGATCTTCTTGCAGTCTACGCCGATTCAGTTGTTACAGCTGAAGGTGATCTAGTAGATGGAACGAAAACTACTAGCTCAGCAATTGCAACTCCAGATGCGGAAAGTGGTTCACTCATCACCGCTAAGGTTCCAGCTAGGCTCGATCAGACTTTTAGCCTAGCTTCTGTCAAAAGGACAATTACAGCTCAGAAGTCGAGAATTGCATTAAGTGCAATTCGATGGGCGGTGAGGTTTGGCGCTGGCGGTGGCATTCCTAATGCGGCAATCAAAGCTGTAACTGATCAACCCGACTTCCCATCGATTGATCCTAGGAGCGATAGCCATAACAACCAGACATTCATTAGAAGCGTCCTAAGAATGGGGCAGTATGCTCCCGACCTTCTCATTGACGCTACTGGTAGGTATGCGATCGGAGCAGGCAACTACATGATGCCAACTGCTTTCAATAGCGATGGCAACATTCAGATCAACACGGACGAGAGCGCTCGAGTCGCATACAGCGGACTTCACGGAATTCTGTTTGGATTCTTGAAGGATGCAATAGGTCTTGAGATTAGACCTGATAAGATCATCAGTAGAAGGGCTTACGGAGTCAAAGGAACAGTCACAGGAGTAACTGGAGCTGGCGGTGGTGAAACAGAATATCACGTCATCGTCAACAACAGAGGAATCCACGGCGCCCAGTTTGGAGATGATGGTGAATACCCTGACGCTTACTTCTACGACAAAAATATCACTCCTGGTAGCATCGTATGGGGCGGCGACCTCGGTATTGTTAGAACGCAGCTCAATAGGTTTGACGGCCTTGTAGCGACTGGCAACAGCGGCTTGTGGGTTGGCGGTCTGAACTTTGCCGTTGAGGGTGATAGTGTAGAGGAAGCCGTTACGAAACTTGACACTCAAGTTTACAAGAACAGCGGCCACTATTCAAAATCTTTCACTCCTGTAGCGCCATCGGCCGGATCAACAGAGTTCTATTCATTCAGTCACGGCTTAGGGACAAGGCCGCAGATATTCGTTTATGACTCAGTTACTGGTGTGAAGATCGACGTCGGTGTCACTTACACAAACGCTAACGAGATCAAACTTGAATACTCAGCTGTAACTGGGAATGACTGGGTAGCCGTCTGCGACACAAACGATAGATCATAATGGCAAAGAAAGTTTTCATTGACTTAGATTTCGGTGACAATTCAAGAATTAGAGGTCTTCTTGACGGTGACACTTTCCGGGCTGCCGCAACAGTTCAGCAACTCAATGTAGCTGTGAGTGGCGTGTCTGCCGGAGGCGGCGTGACGCAAGAGCAGGTGAACACATCTATCAGCGGTCACCTAACTGGCGACCCTCACGTTCAATACCTTCTCAATGATCCTGCAACAACATCTCGAAACGAGATGTCAATGACTGCAAGTGACTCAATACCAATTTCAATCTTAGGAGCTTCAGGAGGGCATACTGCTGAACTTCAAAAATGGACTCCTGACCAATCAGTTGCTGGGGTGTATGCGAGTGTCACTCTTTCAGGATCAATCAGCGCACTAGGATTTCACTCTCAAGGTTATAGGATGACTGATGTCGGAGCGCCAGTCGATTCAGGTGACGCTACGAATCTAGATTATGTGACTGCAAGAGACACGCTAGTTCTCTCAACTGCGACAACATACACAGACAACCAAATCATCATATTTGCGTTCGCAGCAGCTTCAGCATACCAGCCACTCAACCCACTGCTCTCTTCTCTTTCGACTACCGTCCATACCGCTAACCAATTGTTCTATGCAGTTAGCGGTAACCTGACAGAGTCGACAAACATAACGCCTCTCGCTAGAACTCTCATCTCCGGTGTGACTACATCAGAAATGAGGTCAACACTCGGCCTAGGAAACGCGTCAATTTATGACTATGGGACTGCATCAGGGACTCTGGCGCTCGGTGATCATAGGCACGCAGTCTTGTTTGATGACTTCACAACTTTAAGAGGCTACTCAACAGAATGGAGTGAGACATCGAGCGGCGCTGGGTCATCTTTCGTCCATAACCTAATCACTGGATCAGACGCATGGATGTCTGCCAATGGAGGCGATGGAATGCTTCGCGTTTCAAACGGTGGCGGAACCGCTGCAACTGACAAATCATACCAGAGGCCCCAAGGCTACAGCCACTTCGGAGACAATTTCTGGGGTTCTGGGAGAAGGCACCTTTGGAGGTATGCAACTAGCGCTTCAACGAGTGTGAAACATTCTTTCGGAATCATGGGAGGCACTACTGTTGCGAGCAGCGTTACGCCTTCACCATCATTTGCCTTTGTAATTGATTCAGCGAATGCAAACGTAAGATTTCAACACGACGACAATCAGGGAAATACAACCGATACTGATACTGGAGTTTCAATCGCTAGCGTCACACAGAATTTTGTGTGGGCAGAAATCAATGTCGTTTCAGGAGCTGTAACAGCTCTTATTGATGGAGTCCAAGTCGCATCAATTACATCAAATCACCCTGTAGGGAATGATAGGAATATGTATCCCTTCTTCTACGCAGAGGGGAACGGGGGCACATGGAGAAGTTTGACGTGCGACGTTTACATGATGTTTGGTGATACCTTGAGGTTTTCTAATGGCATTTACCCGTGATATTCTAGTTAGGCTCCCTGGACCAAATAGCCTTGGCGACCCTTGGGGAATTCAATGGACTTTTCCCGGTCAGGTCAGCCCTGGGCCTGAAACAGTTCAGGCCAAAATGATCTCAAGATCAGCAAATGGTGATGTGATTGCTGAGATTGAAAAGAAGAGGAAACTAGTCACACCAGATGATGATCTTTCTTCCGATTACACATACAGGTTCATCGGAAGAGCTAACCACGCAATCATTGCATCACTGAATTCACAGCTGAATACTCTCTCGAGTGATCCGAATGCCATGGTTTCTAGCATAGCTAGCACGCTTCGTAAGATTCTGAGAGATAACATCAAGCTTTCTGATATCGTTGATCTGATGAATGTCGCGAACGGCAATGCCAATGCAAGTGTGAGAGCAAATGCCCTCATCCTGGTGGCGGTAATAATCACTAACGAGCTATAACCTTTTGAAGGATTCGAAGAACTCGTAAAAGAAAGTAAGATGACGCTTCAAGAAAAGATCTACCGTAATATGGTTGAGCAGATTGTCAACAATCTCAGGGTTCAGTCTTTGAGAGAGAAGATCGCTGAATACGATCGACAAGGCCAGCTAACTCAAGGGCGAATGAGCATTCTATCAGAGATGATTGAAGAACAGGATGGAATCATTCTTCAAAAAGCCATCAACACTGACCCTTTCTGGAAAGAGCAGATTCAACTCGCTCAACAAGAAGCACAATCAATTGTCTCTTCTGAGAGTGGAAATTCGATTGCGAGCCAAGTTGAACCTCAACCTGAGACGAAAAAGCGGGATCCTATCAAGCAAGTTTCTGCCAATCGAAAGGTTGAAGGTAGTCAGAACAACGTTGCTGTCGTAACAGATGAGCAGCAGGAAAAGCTTCCTCAGCTGCAAAGAACTTCACTCAAAGATAGACGCCAACCAATCAAAGTGGTCATCGATGATGCGCCAGCACCACCTCCACCAGATGGTGACGTTGAAGACATAGACAATGACTAGTGAAATCCTCGCAGTAATCGACAACGTGGTTCGGCTCAAGCTTGATACGCTTGAGCCAGCTTTATTATCAGAGCTTCGTTCGAGGCTCACTCGCGAAAATCCCCAATTCCACTCTATGAAGAGGATGCGTGATCGCAATCCTCTGAAGTATCAATACACCAAGCTCCCACCATCATCGGTTACGAGCTATGAGGAGGACGGGAAGACATTCTACGTCCCTAGAGGATTCTTGAATGAGCTGAGATCAACTGCCCTTAGCTACGATCAGCCATTAAGGGTGATTGACCAAACAATAACGTTTCCTCGCATTCCTGAAATAAGCCTCTCTACTGAACTCGAGCTTAAAGACTACCAGAAGAAAGGCATTGGGAAACTGATCATGAAATCTGGAGGGGTGCTAGTTGCTCCCTGTGGAGGGGGAAAGACTGTAGCTGGCATCGGAATCCTAACTACGCTGAAACAACCTACTCTAATTCTTGTTCACACTACTGACCTCATGTCTCAGTGGCAGCGAGAATTGGCTTCTAAGGCTGTCCTGCCCGGCCCTGTTGGACAATGGGGTAGTGGAGTAAAGCAGCGAGAGACTGTAACCGTCGCAACGATACAGACACTCGTAAAGATGCCTCCGCCGCAACTTAGGGACTTGCTCGGTCACTTCGGATGCGTAATTCTTGACGAGGCTCACCACTGTCCTGCCGATACGTTTCTGCAGATCATGAACATGTGCGGTTCGAAATATAGGTTCGGACTCACTGCAACTCCTGTTCGGAAAGACGGTCTTGAGTTCTTGATGTTTGATACCATCGGACCAATCCAAGCTAGGATCACACAGGATGAATTGAAAGCTGAAGGCAGATCACAGAACTGCCACGTCAAGAATCACAACACAACTTTCTTCACAAACCACACCATTGACGCCTGGGCAAGCCTGCTCAGTGATCTGACAAAAGACAGAGACAGAAATAATCTCATCATCCGTTCAGTTTTAGATGACTGGAACAATGGCGAGTTCCCTCTCATTCTCTCCGATAGGGTTGGGCACTGTAAGGAGTTGCAATCAATTCTTCAGAAAGAAGGAATGAATGTCGAGCTTCTTGTTGGTGAGGTCCCAAAGCCTGCACGTGACAGGATTTGTGATAGAGCAAGGAAAGGCCTCGTCGATGCAATCGTGGCAACCAAGGTCGCTGATGAAGGTCTTGACATACCTAACCTTTCATCAATTCACCTCACAACTCCCACCTCTAATGAAGGGAAGACTGAGCAAAGGGTTGGCCGAATCCGGAGACCAATGGAAGGAAAGAATAGTATCATCCACGACTACATTGATTCAAGGGTCTCCGGTCTGGTTAGGATGGCTCAGAACCGTAGAAGAATGTTTAGAAAATGGGATTTTACCTTTGAAAAATAGTTGCATTCGAGTAAGATGAAATCCCGCGATGCTCGTCCTGTTGCTCGGACTCGTGCTCGGGGCTTGTGCTCGGTGCTAATAATTCCAGCGCCTTGTAGCGTAGAATGAGCGTTCCGCTCACACGTAGCTGGGTAAGTGTGTGGTGGAGTTCTTCGAACATCCACCATATTCAATTTCATTGAATAACGCGTGCGCGTGCGCGTGCGCGTGTGCGTGTGCGTGTGCGCGCGAGGGAATTATGAACTGAACTCGGCAAGGATTTTTTGCCAGCGGCACAAGACGCATCGCACATTGGTCGTAGATGATAATTGATGCCAACATTCAAAATCAACGGCTACTACGTCTCAGCTCAAAGCGAGGAAGAAGCAAAAAGAGCTGAATCAAGCCTCAGGCATACTGAAGGGGATGGGATGTATGTCAGGGACAACATTGGACATGGGAATGTCATTCGGGTTCCGGCCGAAGGCTACCTGGAGATATGGGTCAAGAACGGTTCCAGCATTGAATATGCTGGGAAGATTCAAGGCGGGTCTGGCGCAAAGATTAT